CAATTGTAATAATTGAGTTAGAACCTGACCCTAGTGTACCTACTGAAAGGGTGTCTGTTGGACTGGCTGTGCCTATACCAACATTCCCACTAGAGTCGATGCGCATGCGTTCTGTAGCAGTAACGCCAGCCGCACCAGTACCAAACGTCATTTCACCGCCGCCTGATGTGCCGACTGTTTCTACTTCAAGAAACGCTGATACAGTAGTATTGCCTCCGTCATTTTCCGCAAATTCAATACGACCAGTTGGCTGTGCCGCAGTGACTCCAACGTCTGAATCATTAAAGCGTAAAACATTTGCAACGCCTGATAGGCCGTTGTTTGCACTTAGCTCAAGCATTTGTGTTGGACTGCTAGTACCAATACCTACCCGTCCCGCTGAGTCGATGCGCATGGCTTCTGTAGCAGAGCCGCCTGTGCCAGTTGCAAACGCTAAATTACCAGCTTCTTTTATAATATAGGCGTTTCTAGTAGTACCGTCGTATTCATAAAAACTAATTAAAGCCTCATCAGAGGATCCATTATTTCTACCAATGACTGATAAGCCATTAGCACCACCGTCTGATTGTATTGTTAATGGCGAGTTTATATTTGAGCTAGTGCCGATACCCAACGACTCCGCAGAAGCATCCCAGAACAACTTCGCAGTCGTGCCAGTGTCTTCGTAGAAGCTAATGTCGCCGCCGGTTCCTATTCTTAAGCGCTCTTTTAAATCGGTGTAAATCTGTACATTTGCAACTTCGTTGTTACCAATATAAAGCGCATTAGCTGCTGACCCTGTAAAAACGTCATTAGCATTTCCAATAAGACCTATACGACCTATGGTATTACCGCCGTCTTGTTTAAAAACTAAACTAGGACTATCGCCTTCATCGTTGTTATCTGTATCTGCTTGGATAACAAGCTCCATGTCTCCGCTTGTTCCTGCGGAAAACGTTGCCGTATTAGCCTCAACAGTCAAACCATCAGCAGTCACTGTGCCAGTTACGTCGATGCCTGTGGAGGTGGTGGCTAAACGAGCAGTGCTTCCATGATATAGCTCTACCTCGCCAGTGCTTTTTGCGGCTAATCGCTTTTTGGAGCTTGTAGTGCCACCAGCATAAATCCAAACAGCATCACCATTTGTAGAACGGAGGTATAAATCGCCATTTCCCTCTTCAGCAATAATGCTGTGGCTACCTGAATGATAAATCTGTAGGTCAGAGCCAGCACCGAAGATAGCCTTAGAGGAATCAGCAAACTTTAGGTCTTCATCACTAGCTGACCATGTGAGTTTTGCGGTTGTCCCCGTATCTTCGTAGAAGCTAATGTCGCCTGTGCTGTCGATTTTAAATCTCGTACTACCTTGAGTTGAAAATTGATGCGTAGTAGCTCCAGTTGCGTTTTTTAAGCTTTGGTAATCTGTTGAAACAAATGTGCCGTTTGCTTGCCTAGTGTTTATATTTAAGTAGCCGCCTCCATTTGCAAACTCAGTTTTATTAAACGCAGTGGAAGCGTCAGAATCTTGCAAAGTAAGTGAACCACCGCTTGTAGAAGACAACAGGGCCGAATCAGCCGTCACACTGCCAGTTACGTCGATGCCTGTGGAGGTTGTTTCAAACTTTTTAGAATTGTTGTGGTAAAGCTCTACCTGACCATCAACAACAGTTTTCATTATCTGTTTAGTGTCAGAGTCGTTATTAATTCTAAAATCACGAACCAATAGTTTTAAATGACCTGAGCCTTGATCGCTAATATAACTATTAGACCCATCATGGTAAATCTGTAGGTCAGAGCCAGCGCCGAAGAGAGCCTTGTCGTTGTCGCCGAACGAGATGTTCCCGGTCGTAGTTAGGTTGGGTACCGTTACACCCTTGTTGAATGAGAACCCGTCTGTGCTCGATGAGTAGAGCAGGTTGGCGCTTGCTCCGTCGATCGTGATACCGGCTCCATTCGCTGCAGCTGCGTCCGCTGCGCCAGAAGCAAGGACAATGTTCTTGTCGTCAATCGTCAGGGTGGCTGAGTTGATTGTCGTGGTTGTACCATTTACGGTTAAGTTACCACCCACAACCATGTTCCCGGATGTAGTTACATCGACGACATTGACAATGTCACTGCCAGTCAGGTCGAGGTTATCACCCGAGGGAAGCTCTTTGATGTTCGTATTGTCGGCGTCGACAATAAGGGGGAATCTATCTGCCATTACAATACTCCAACGACTGTGTTCTGCGATCTACCAACTACGGTAAACGCCGCATTTGCCAGACTGATGTTTGTGTTTGCTGATCTTCCAAAAACCGTGAAGGTCGTGCCGTTTGCTGCTGTGCTGATGTCGTCAAGAGCGGCTGCAGTAACTCGCAACTCAACTTTCGTACCAGCTGAAAAAGATGAGGCAGTAGTACCATCTTGCCCACGCACGACAGTCAAAGTGTTACTGCTTACACCAGTTACTTTGACTACTTCGATAGTGGGCGAGTTGGTGTCAGTATCAATCGTTATGTACGCGTAATCATTAGCGCCTATAGTCGGCATCCCAGAGGCATCGGCCAAAGTGACGCTAGTCGTCGTAGCGTTGATCGCTGACGATAGAGACGTACTGAAGTTGTTACTGAACTTTACTGCCATAGGTTATGACCCAATAAGTTAAGAAACAGTTACTTGCCAAGTTATAGTCATACTGTCCTGAGAGCCTTTATTCACGACTGAGAAAGTGGTTCTGCAGAGCATGTCGCCGCCAGAAGAAGCGTTGAACAACCCAGCCTCAGTAATTGCACCCGTGCCGTCGCCTGCACCGAAGCTTGCGACGTAAGTAATTACGTTGCTTGAGACAGTTGTCGAGGTAAGGGTAGACCGGTGAGATTGACTGCCCAGCGCTGTATTACCAGCCGCTGGAGTTGCGCTCCCTGTACCGATTGCCATGTGCGACATAGCGTTAGAGGTACTATCTTTCATTCGGCTTGCGACAAATGCTTTACCAGCACTTACTACAAGGTTAGGCACCTCGCTAACAACGTCGCCGTTGATTGCGATAGACAGGTGCCCCTTTAGCGTCAGATCATCATTTAACATGGATTACTCCTAGTTGTTGATCGGTGCGACATTCATGGCACCTGCGTTTAAAAGGGAAGAGGCCGCTGACCTCTTAGCCAAAACAAGAGACTCACTGATCGAGATCGACTCAGAGGGTGCCTTGTTTATCTGTTTAGACTCCTGCTCTGTAACAGAGAGTGAGTCGGATTCTGGTTTGGAAAAGTCGGCGCTTAACTGTTCGAATATAGTGGCTGAGTCGCTTTTGCCAAGGCTTGTACTGATCGTCTCGCTATCACTAAATCCGACTGAGTCACTAAAGGCACGAGACGCGACAACCACCCTGCTAAACACGTCGCCCACGGATACTTCGTCTGTTTCAGGTTTGCCGTAGTCCAGTGCAGGCGCATCACTGACAGCAGCCGCATCAGTAACCGGCTTTGCGAATACGAAACTTTGTTCTTCTGCTACGGATACTGAATCGCTCTTCGCCGCATCAGTACTCAACGCAGCGCTTTCAGAAAGTGAAGCGCTTTCTGTAAATGATCTATTGAAGGTAACTACTCGTGTTAAGACATCAGATATGCCAAACACGTTGCCCTTGGTCGAAGTGGTGTCTTTGACAAGTGCACCTACGGTAGCTAAGTCATCAATAGCAAAGGCGTCAGTAAACGTACGCTGGAACTGCACTACTCTGCTAAGCGATTCCGCGATAGAAACACTGTCTACCTCGTTTTTGCCGAAGAGCAACGAAGGCGCGTCAGACAAAGAAGTACTGTTCTGGAAACCCCGGACATAAGACACCGCTCTAGCTAAAGACTCCGTTACAGTTGCTACGTCGTCCAGCGATTTGTCGAAACTGTAGTCAAGGGTTTCAGTTAGGGCGGGAGTATCCTCAAAGCCTTTACCGACATCTTTAAACCTATTTTCACTGAGGGAGACTGCGTCGTTGGCATTCTTACCGAACTCGATAATAGAGGCTTCAGCCAACGAGGCTGTGTCTTCAAAAAACCGATTTATAATCAGCAAAACCTGAGCTACATCAGAAAACCCAATGCTTTCGGTAAAGGGCTTGTTTATGCCTAGCGCCGCAACCTCGACAATATCGATCAAGTCATCTGGTCGCTTAATGACGGTCAAGGCAGCCTGTTCTGCCAGACTAAACGACTCTCCACGATCGCCACGGAAGTACCTATTTTTGGTGTCAGGATCTAAGAAGACGTCAGTGGCATTGAGGTTGCGATAGTTGATCGACGACACTAACTGTCGATAGTTGGCCATAGCCTGCAGGTCAGAGTAGGTAACGACCGTCTGATATATGGAGCGGCTAATCGATACGCTGGCTCTCTGGAACGCAGGCGCGACCACTTGCGGGCTGTTGAAGTTTACAGTGGCCCGTATCTTTGCTGCGTGGACGAATAGCCTAATAGCCATTAATCGAAGTCGCTCCTTACTTTGAGCTTGATCAAATCGTTTACTGTCTGTTTCCCGCCGCCAGCGAACGTAATCTCTAGTTCAGCCTCGAAGGTACCCGCTGTATCTAGCGTCCCCGCTGGAAAGTCAGTAGTGACCTGCCCACCAGAGGCGTTGCTGACCGCACAAGCCAGAGTGCTTTTAACGGTTGTGCTACCTAGCTCTCGAATTCGCAGGCTCACTGAGGCACCCGTAAGATCTATGGGTGCCCACGTCGCGTCATTATTCTGGTCAAGGGTTAAGCCAGTTGCTGCTGTATTACTGTCCTTCAGCGTAAAAGTCAGCTCTGGCAGCGTGTCACCCGTGACTAGATTGAGAGTTGATGAATATGCCATTTTTGCTCCCTACCTACTGAGGCAGTATATTAGTATTGCTAATAAATTTACACCCATTAATAAACCCACATCACCCGCGTACCGGGCCTTGTATCAACGTGAACAAACGATTTGGCGATACCGACGCCGTTGAAGCAGCCCATCTTCAGTGCTTCGTGAACGATGTTCATGCGCTCAAACCCATTAGAGACGGCGATATCACAGGCAATACCTTCGGTATGCCGCCCCGGACGTGCCTTTTTAGCCTCTATACTGTGAGACTTACTCCTGTAACCACTGGTGACAGTGAAGGCGAAGCCGCACTTTTCTCGCAGCTCGTCCAGTTTGTGGATGAACTCCTCAGACATCTCGTTCTCGCCGGTCTCTTGGCAGTCGAATTCTTCCATGCTGAAATACTTAAACATCACTTCTTCCTTAAGTTCATTAACTTGTCAGCACCGCGTATGCCGAAGCTCGCGCTTACTGCTAAAAACAACAAATACTGGTACCACTCGGGCAAGGTATCGAGTGCGGCAAACGCCATATCAACTCGCTCAATCACAGCCACGTCGTCCATAGCTATCGCGTAGCCGATCATGAAGACTGGAGCCGCTAGTACAAGGGTCCAGAATTCGTCTTTCCAGCTCGATGACGACGCATCGGCCATCTTGGACTCCCACTCAGCGCCGTTAGCGATGACCTGCATCTTGGCTTGGTGGCGTAGCTTCTTCTCTTCTGCCTTGTTTTGCAGGTAACCAGAAGCGAGATCGGCGACTGGCCCTAGTAACATTTTCAGCATAGTGCCTCCTACAGCTGGTTGTAGATCGGAACAATCCGATCCTTCAGTGTCTTACTGACGTTGAAACCGTTCTCCAAAGCTGTGTCGATAGTCTCAGCAGTTGGGCCTAAGAACGGCAAGGCCGCTCCCGGTATAACGTAGCCTGTACCCCACTCGATGTTCTGGTGTGACATTGCTCCTAGCGTCAGCGGACCTAAGAAACCTGACCGGTCAATGATCTCGCCTGCGTACTCAGGCCAGTCCATACGGTCAGAACGGAAATACTTATCAGATGCGTCTACGCCCGGTAGGAGCCATGCCAGACCATTCTTTGCGTATTCACGCAACTCCATTGCGAGCATAGCTAGAGGCATTGTTGCGACCGCTGTCAGGGCAAAAACCGCTGCAGTAGCTGTCAGGTTTGCTAAAGGGTCGCCTGTCTCTTTGCTACGGCTTTTCGCCTCGCGCATAGCACCGCCGATAATTACTTTGTAGTAAGAGTAGAGGTAAGACTTGAGCTGCCAGATCAGTGCCCAATGTGGGTCACTAGCCCAGATAGGTCGCTCAGCCGCGTTAGGTCTAAGGATTGAAGACTCAGTAAACCGCTGTAGCCCCTGCTTTACCTTCTTCCCTTCCGGGGTGTCTAGTCGTCTCCCGCTCTTCTCCCAAGCGAGCACATCCTCTCGTGTTAGCCCTAACTCGTCTAAGTATCGCTCAGAGCGTGGGTTATCGAACTCATTCTGGGCATGCTTGAGTATAAACCGTGTGCCCATCTGAGCGGCAAATTCACGGGTAAACTTGGTGTAGAAGTCCAAGCCAATCATACGGAAGAACGTATCCGACATTTGTCGAACGCGAGGGTCCATATAATCTTGCTCAGCTTGTGTAACCCAAGCGTTTGCAACGGTCTCGTGCGTAATTACGCCAAGATCGCGGGCAAACTGATTAGCCTCCTCCCGGTTAGTAATCGTCGCGCCGATCGCCTTGAACGCAGTAGTTACGTCACTGAACTCTTTAGAGTTAATCAGTGGGCCAGCCAGTTCTGGTAACGACGCAATCGTTGCGAACGGCAGGATTGTCACGAACTGCAGGAACTGACCATAGCTGTTTACTTTGCGCCAGAACGGGCTAAGTGGCTCACGCTGGTACCCAAGGTAGGCGCTGATAATTTCTTTCGCGACTTCTTGGTCGTTGTCTTTGAGCTTGCCCAAGCGCTCTTGCAAGATGTCCTTGCCATTCGCATCCTTTGTCGCATTGTTCCACTCGACGCGCTTCACAACGTGGCGAATGTACTGCACAAACGAATCGGCTGGCGGCTGCAAGAACCCTGCTTGTTGCATAACCTCACGATCAATGTTCTTAGTAAGAAGCAGTGCTTCCTCGACGCCCGATGCAGGGTCAGTCGGGTCGATCTTTATAGGCTTATCGTCCAGTAACGACTGGTTGTACCGCTCTAAGTTCTTTACTGCGCGAGTAGCAATCGTTCGATTTAGCTCTGGGTTATTAGCCAGCAGTAGGTCTATGAACGCGTCAGGGTTATCTGCTATCGCCAAGAAGTTCAGCACAACCGGGAAGTAGTTGTCTTGCTTACCAATGTCCGTGTTTGAAGGCGCGATATAGTCGTCGTAGACGTTCTTATCGAGGAACTGACGTACCTTTTGCGCTAGAGGTGATAATTCCGACGTAGCTTTCGATGTCGCTGCCTCTTTGAGTGCAGCTTGCACCTGTGGCTCACCGAACAGCCCCACTTCCTTTTCGAAATCATTCTGGAACTCGTCGACCTTTCTAGCCGCCTGAGCAACCATGCCCAATCGCCCATCTTTTCCGGCCTGCTGTGACCGGACGTAAAACATGTCGGCAATCTCGTTACCAGCGTACATACGCATGACGCCGTCTGCCGTCATAAGTACTTTCAGGATAGGCTTCACGCGTTTGTTGTACTTGAGGTCTCGGATACTCTTGCGCCAGTGTGCTGCCAGAGCCTCGCCGTCTTTTTTAACAATCGCCCTGTTAACTTCTTGCACCATAGCCTTGCGGACAAAGGATGACCCTTGCGCAAACTGCGGCGTAAGCTTTTTAGTCTCAACCACTGCATCGATGTACGTCTCGAACTCTTGGCTTAGCTTACGCCCGAACCGCGTACGGACGTTTTGCGATAACGCTCTGTACAGCTTGCGAAGTCTATTTGCTACGCCCTTGAAGTGGCGGTCAGTTAGGCTTCTAGCTTGACGCTTTACATATCTCTTTCCGGCCCACTTCGCGACGTTGTCTGCGTACCACTCCTCGAAACCCAGCTCCTTGCCGTACAGATCAACATAGCTGTTGTATTTACCATCCCTCTTGAAAGTCCTGAACAGCCGGTCATATAACGCCTCGTTTGAAAGAGAACCATTTAGCTCCTCTCTAAACAAAACGTGACCTAACTCGTGCGCCATGATCAAAGCGTTCTGCAACTGATTGTCGCTCTCTTTGATAATGACAATAGGCGAGCCATTTGGCGGGAATATTGTGCGCCCACGGAACTTGTCTTGGTCTTGAATGGCCTGAAGTACCTGCTGACGAGTTGTATAGTCGGGTATCAAGTCAGCAAGCGCTGGCTCAGATAGCCCCTCTAGTGTCTGTAGCGTGAAGATCTTCGGAGCCGAGCTAAACTTCAGCTTAGCTAAAAGATCTTTGACTAACTCGACAACAATAGGATCTGTGATCCCAGCTACGTTTTCGGTGGGTCCGGTCTGTGGAGCTGTACCAGCGCGGCGATCAGGAGCGATGTCGTCACGGGGGTCGCCCATCATCTGCTCGACTTCGTTCTCGCCTGCTTGCTGCTCAACTTCAGTAGGGTCAAACTCGCTGCTTCTGCGCTCTACATCGAGGCCAAGCTCGTCTCCGAACCGTCTCTGTATTGCGTCTGCTTGCTCATCTGTCGTTACGTCCTGCCTAAACGCAATACGGTTATCGTCGTAACGTTTACCTTCGGCAGTAACGTCGTAGACGACCATCGTGTCTGTATCGTTAGGAATGGTCTGCTCGGTCCTTAGCAGTTCCTTCAGACCAACGACCTTGCCGTCCAGTATTGTTGCAGGGACATTCATCGAGTCAGGAATCTGATTACCTACCTCGAAGAACGACTGGCCTCCGATCTGAACCTGATAGCCTTCAAGCTGTAGATCAGCGAGTATCTCTTGCAGACCGCGCTGGGCTGCAAGTCTGGGTGTGCCGCCCTCGAATCCACTGCCTTCCCTTGCGTCAACTAACCGCTGTCCAGCGCGAGTCAGATCAACCAAGTTGACTTTGCTCGTTGTGCCATCTGGAGCCACAACTTCTACGGACGATCCGCGTGCGAATTTACTCTTCTTCGCTTTGGCGACTGCCCTAGGTAGGAACTCACTGAACGGAACCCGAACCTCGCCATCTTGGTCGCGCATGCGAATCAACGACTCAAAGTCGTCTCGTATGACAGAGAAGCCATCGCCCGTCTGCTCAATGGTGACAAGCGAGTTAGGGTTGGCGCGCTGCTGCTGTACTGCCTCGCGTAGAGCAGCCTCACTGATCCGCCCGAACTTAGGGTCAGCAAAGTCTGTAGGGCCAAACTCATTAATGTACTCTTGACGAGCTTGGTCGGTGTTATCGAATGTCTGGTTGGGGTCAGCCTTAGCTTGGTACGTACGGACTACCGTACGCTCTTCTGCCAGCTCACCTGAGTCGAGCATCTCCTGAAGCGTGTCCATTGACTCATCGTCGAGCATGTCTCGAACGACTGGTCCCTGCTCTTGGTCAAAGCGGGCTTTACGCTCTTCGAGTGCCTTCTCGACAGTCGTTAGGCGTACATCTCCGCCGTCTGGAGCCAGCCCCTTTGCAGCCTCAACAGCCGCGTTCAAGTTGTCTTGGCTCGTGACTTCTTCTGATACGACATTGCCACTTGAGTCTACGGCCTGCACGACAGTGTCTGCCTCTGCAGAGGCTTTAGTGGAGCTGTAACCAAGGGCGGCAGCTAAGACGTCATTTGAAGCGCGCCCCGCAACAACCTCTCGGACAATACTTCGACTAGTAGAAACAATGGTGCCTTGACCGGGGACATAGGCTGCAAAGGCTGGCGTACCGTCGACCGTGATCTGACGGACCTTATTGTCAGGCAGGTCGTACTTACGTTCGTTAGCCGCCCAAACAGCCTGCTTGGTACTAGACTCATCAACCATCGCGCGAAGCTGGGCATCAAGGTCGCGTTGTGATTCGCGAGTAGTGTTGCCCGTCATCGTATCGCCATACTGCTCACGGGTGATGTCGTTATCTACTCGCTGGCCCTGTGCTTTGTCCAGCAAGTCGCGCGCTTTGGCAGTAACGGTAGCGGCAGTATCTAAAGCACTACTAGCGGCGTCGGGCGCTGCCTCGATCGCGTTTGCTGCTACGGAACCAGCACCACCGGCTGCAGCTCCTCCAAAGAAGCCTACGAAAGCGGCTTCTGCCAAGCGCATCTGAGCTTCTTCCTGAGTAAACGTATCGTCAAGGTCAAAGCGGTTGGCAACAGCGATGCCCTCTTGTACTACTTCTGTGCCAGCTTCTATCGAGCCTGATTTTGCTGTAGTGGACGCTGCGCCCTTAGCTAGGCGCGCAAAATAACTTCCTTCTTTGACGGCCCTATCTTTTGCTACGTCGCCGATCAACTTGTAAATCGCTAGTTCACTGCCTGCGCCTATAGCGGCCTGCGGTGCAGCGACTAGAGCTGCGCGCGCTGCTTGGTCTTTGGTTAGCCCTTTTCCAGAATCCAAAGCTTCGCTGAGATTGCTGCCCGATATTGGGATGTACTCAGCGCCAAAGCCGCCAGCGAAACCACCGGCTGTTCCAGCTCGGTCCATATATCGCTTATACGCCGAGGAGTATATTTCTTCTGCAAGTTTTCTTTCGGTCTGAGACGCAGTGCCAGCTGCAGATCGCTTAATCGAGTCTTCGACTACTCTAGTAGCGGCGCGTTTGGCGGTGCCTTTTAACGCGAACTTAGCTGCTATGGCACCGACTCCATACCCTGACACGGATGTAACGGCTGAGGGCAACACCTGCCCCACGCCTTTTGACGCTTGCGTTATAAAGCCCGCCAACGTGGGGTTTTCGGTAAACTCCTCGAATGTTTCAAGTCCTTCTAGCGAGTCTTGGGCCAACGACTCTCTGACTCGTGCGCGGCGCACGGCGGCTTCCGCGTTTTCTTTGTCATCATCGAGAGTGTTTGCAAGGGCAGTAAAATACTCTACATCCGCTAAAAGCCCCTCGGCTCCAGACTGCATTCCAGCTTTGAAGGTCTCCCCGATACCTACGGGGGTCGGGGCTTCTTGGGGTTCTGCTTCTAAAACAGTTCGGTTACCCGTTCCGCCTTGGATGAAGTCATCGAATACAGTGGAGGCCACATTTAACCCTCTTACAGTCGCGAACGGGTGTTTTCAACCGCGCGCTTGCGGACAATGTTGTAGATGTTAGCGTCTATCTCTTGCAGCCCGGTCAGTGACATCTCTGCGCCCTGTACCTCTCGTCCGCCCGGACCTAGATACATAAGTTTGGTCGGGTTCTCAGGATCATCGACAATCACTCGGCTCAAGCTAAAGTCTGAAGTTTGCCCGTTTGGATCCTCTCTAAAGAAGAAGCTGTAAACGTCTTGGCCAAGCGAGGCGTCTCCGTCCGCTACATAGGCACCCACAACATTACTGACCCCGGCGCTAACGCTGGCGTCAATTAAGTCGAACTCTTCAGTTCCCGGACGGAACTCAGCAGCCTTAGATTGAAGTGCGGGCAACTCTCGAGCGAAGCGCCTTGCAGCATCAAGCGTACCTTTAAACTCGCCGGTAGCTGGGTCAAAGAAAATCTCATCGCCTTTCTTAAACACGTCGCTAGCGACTTCACCAGCGCGCCTTACGGAGGCGCTTTGGTTCGTCTTTGCGGATTCAAGCGCTGTCATTCGTGACGTTCTGTACGAGTACAACGACGCCGCTATCCTATCCCGCTCGTTGCCTATTTTGAGACGGTCTCGCTCAGACACATCAGCATCTTTAGCCGACATGCTGGCTGTACCAGTCTCAAGAAGATTTGCGTTCTCGTTTCTAAACGCTTCTCTCTGATTTGGATCTTGGGCAATGGTAGACAGCAGAGCGTAGTAACCGAGCCGCTCCTTACTAGGTAGCTTCTGGATGTCGGATGGCTTCTGAATACCTGCCTCTTGCGCTCTTTGGCGCATAACCGAGACCTGCTCTGAGCTAAATGGTAGGTCACCTGAATCAACGAGCGCGTCAATCTCTTGCTTCGACATGCCTTCAAGACGGGTGAACAACTGTGTCTCTAGCTCCTTATACGCGTCGGTCTGCATAGCTGGAGTTAGCTCACCAAGGGCGGTACGTACCTCGTCTCGCTTGGCGTTCTTCTCATCGAGCTTGCCTTGCCAGAACTCCTTGCGAGCGGGGGCTGCCTTGTCAAAGCGTGCTTGTAGGTCTGCAATCTCGCCGTCTATTTGCTGTAACGAAGCTCGATTTTCTTTGTCAACTAGCCCTTGCCGTTCGTTATACACGTCGTCTAACTGGGCATTTATTTGTTCCTGCTGAGCAGGAGTTGCGCCTTTTAATCGCGCTTCTAGCTGCGCGGTTTTGGCAGTAAGCCTAGTAATCTGTCTGGTATTTGCCCCTCTGTTTAACGACCGTATATTAGGCGTATAAGGGTTTGCACTAGTGGCTGCTTTGGCTGGAGGACTATACTCAACGACCTGATCTCGCGGCGTAGTAACAGGCGGGTTGTACTCAACGCCCATTGTTTGCGCCATATCGGTCAGAATTTCTTGGCGCTCTTGCTCAGTTTCTGTAGCAGCAAGGGCAGACCGGAACGCTCTCGCCATACCGACGTCGTTCGTCGCATCAACAGCTGTAACAACTGCAGCTTCCTGCTCTACGGCTTGAGTGCGGGAAGTAACGACCTCTCGGTTTAACCCTTCTTTCGCCATCAGCTCGGAATAGGCTCGAGCGCCCAGTGCTTTTATCCCGATCCTTGGGAACTCATTACTTATTAACCTAGCCGCATCACTAAAATCCAGAACTACAACTTCTTCGCCTTCTTGGACGCCTCCTTGCGCGGTCATCACGCCTTCGCGTCCGTCTGCGTATTTACCGCGTATGATCGCTTTTCCGGGGACTGTTGTTCGGTCGATCTCTGTGAAAGTAAAGTCCTTTGCGCGGGGAGTTTGATTTAGCACGCTCAGGCTAAACTGATCCGTTTGTCGATTAGCGCCTGAACTAAGGTCAGAAGCCAAACGGTCTACCTTTAGGTTTTGGGACTCACCGGGGCTGTAGTAACCTTGAGCATGACCGTTCGCAAAGACCTGCTCGGCGGCCATTTGAGCCTGCTCCTGAGAAAACTCAGTTGCGGCTCTACCTTCCGCAGCCTGAGCTATCTTTAGATTGCTTTCGGAAACACCTGCTTGACGCTCGTTAACCGTTGCATTGCGTTCGTTAACCGCTGCGTTTCGGGAGTTTAGCTCGTTCTCTTCTTTCCACTGAGCAACGCGGTCTTCGTGCTCCTTAACCGACTGGCCGAGCCTGTCCCTATCTAGCTGAAGAGAGTCTTGCCGAAACCTGTTGTCACGCCTTTGTTGGGCAAACGCCTGAGCACCCTGCATACCTGCAAGCAAGCCACCACCAAAATCACCGAGTGCCATACTGCCCCCTTAAAACGCAAATGCCATGATAGCCATCGCGCCAAGGCTACCAACCGTTGAGTATGTGTTAGCGCGCGACTGCGCTCTGGCTGCTGAATACGCGTTTTCACGCTGCGTCTGATCAGCTGCAGCGGAGCCTAACTGGTTCTGAGAGGAACGATTTACGCCCTGCCCGATGTTTATTAAGTCACCTAATAATCGTGTGTTCGCTTCGCGTTGAGCAATCCGGGCGTCATTGACTGACTGTATCCCGCCGAGCGTATTTGCTCGCTGCAGTCTTAAACCCTGTTGCTGTCTCTGAGCTGGGGTTAAAGAAGCCCCGTATCGCGATGCATTCCTCGCCGATATACCAGATGCCAACCCCTGCGCTACTTCCACGTCTTCGCGCGCTTGGTCTATCAAGCTTGTATCGTTCTGGGCTTGGGCGATTAACTGGTCTTCAAAAGCTCCATAGTTGCGCTGGTAGTCGAGGTACTCATTACGAGTGATCTGCGCGTAGGCTGCCTCTGGGTCAGATACCGTAGGTAAGCTGGCTGAACCGACATTTTGGGTCTGGCCATATCCATAACCATACCCGCCGCCTCTGTTCGGCAGTCCGCCAACAGTGCCTCGGCTGTCGATACCCTCGACCATGTCAGGCGGTATCGCCATGCCCATGTTTGCTTGCATAACCATAACTAACCTCCGAAGAATCCTGAGTGGCCGAGACGGTTTTTAAACCCGGTGACCTTCTGCCCACCAGAGTCAACTGGGCTAAAGAACCCGCCGGTTACTGTTTTTGGCTCTGGCGGACCCATACCGTCTCCTGCCATCGCGCCGTCTACTTCTGCCGAAGTACCCATATTTTCAATGCCTTGCATAAGGGCCGCACCTGCGATCTTGCCTGCAGCATTGAACTTAGCTTGCGCCACCTGCTGCTTGGACTTAGCCCGCTGTAGGGCTTGAGAAGTTGCGAGCCGCGACGCTTGAGCCATGCCGCTCTGAGCATCCGCAGCTTGTCCTCGTGCGGTACCTAACACATTGGTGCGCATCGTGTTCTGGACATTTTTTGCGTTCGTATTAGCAACGCCGAGCTGCCCTTGATAGGCCTGCGCCATGTCGCCAGTAGCAGTAGAACTTTGAGTCTGCTGATAGTTTGGCTGCGAAGTAAGAGCCTGCATGGTGTCAGCGTTGGCCCGGCCTCGTAGCCCTGAAGCGACGTCTTCTGTCATGGACTGGTCACGCATCTGCTGCAGCAGGGGGTCGTACTTCTTTTTGAAGTTCTGATACTCAGCCATCGCTACCGATGCAGATGCTCTCTCTGCGGCTGAAGCCTCGTAATCTTGTTTTTTAGGTCCACTACCCATCGTTTAAGTCCTTCGAATAAACTACAGTTTCGATGTCCCATCCCAGCTCTGTTAGGTAGTTCTGCATCTTCGGAACTCTCGACCTAACAGTCAGCTTGCTATAACCAGCCTCCTTGGCAATCCGCATGAAAAACTCCTCATGCACACTGACCAGTCCTTGGCCTTGATAAACCGCTGCGGCAAGCCAAACCAATAACGACCGCTCTCCGCTATGTGGGTCTGTCTCACCTGTGGTGACTACAAACCCTTCGTCCGTGGTCCAAAGGTGCGCCTGCTCATTAGTACATGCGGCGTATACGTCCTCTGGCCTAAAAGATAGGTACTTATCCTCGGCGAGGATGCCCTCTATCCCCGGCTTAACCCAATTCCACTCGCGGCGTATATCCGCGAACACAGGATCAGCGCGTTTCTCTTCCATATCTATTTCTCTTCCTAGATAGCGGTGCATACAGACCGCCGTACTTCACCTTCCTAGCTACACCTTCATCAGCGTGGCGAGCGCGTCGCTCCGCATTACCCATGTGCTCATTGAATAATGACCCGTAGACTTGCGCTCCTGCGAAGTCGGTCCAGTCTTTACTTGGGAGACGCAACAAACGGAACAAAGCGCCCGCTACAATCGCGTCCCTGTAGTCATTCATCACGTCGTCGTCACATGCAGTAGACTGATGCGTAGGCTTAAGCTGCACACGAAGTACTGTTGATGACGCTTTTGTCTCGTTGGGCACTGGTACCAACCAGAAAATCGACTGAGACTGCTTTACGTAGTACTCAGGCTCACCGTAATAGTTGCTGTCACGCCATTTAGGCTTGCGCTGCTCCAGCAGATTCGTGCTGATCGGCTCTAGGTCTCGGCCTTCATGCACTACCCACATGATTTTGTGTACAGCGGTCTGGTTAGGCGCTTCGAGATCGTACTCAAAGATGCCGTTCACCGTGGTAACGGGGTCTAGCTCTGCTTGATAGACGCCTGTCTTCTCACACAGCTCGATAACAGCTGACCGAATGTTGTTTTCAATCAGCGTATCGGGACAACCCGGAACCATCGGGAGGATCTCTGGCAGCAAGGACTCATATGCTATAGCCATGCTTTACCCCATAGGTGTCGTTGGCGCGGGTCGGTTCTGATCTACGTTTGGTGTAGTTATAGCGTCGACCTGACCTTTACCTGTCACTGACGCGGTGAAGATCTGGTAGTGGTTAGCAGCACGCTGTGAGTTGCCTGCATACTCTGCGTCTTTCATGTATGCCATATAGAGAACGTAGTTCATGACTGCGTTGGCATAGATGTCGGGGATATCGAGGTTATCTGACTGTGCGACCGCTGAGGGGTTCGCAGAGTAGATGATTTCTAGATAAGAGGCACCACTAACACCGGGGTAAACGTAGAAGTTACGTGGGTTAGCCTCGTCGTATATGTAGTGCTTGATGACAGACGTATGCGCCGCGTCGCCGCCGACCGTAGGGTCGTGCCAGTCAGGTGTCTGAGCGTCGAGTACTTCGCGCGAAACCAACCGAACTGATCGCTTACCAGTGCCATTAGAAGCAGCAGACATGTTCCGTACTGCGCGCAACAACCGGTTGCCGCCACTAGGAATGGTTTGTTTGGTGCCTGTCACAAGAGTAACTGTTTCGTTCTTCGCTGATGAATCTGGCTTCAGAAGAGCGATCTCTCGCTGTGCGTCATTGATCCACAGCACCAGCTCACTGACTACTGGCCAGCGAACGCCTGTGGTGTCTTGCAGCGTTGTTTGAACGCGGTCGATAACACTTTGTACTGTGACTGACATATATACCTCTTACGAGTTTAGGGCCGTTTCCCAAGCAGCGAGGCGCTCGTCTGTTGACACAGTGCGCCCTACAGCTTTGTTGACGACAGCGGCCTTTGGTGTGCCATCGGCCTTAAAATTCTGGGGGTCACCGTCTTTGATCAGCTCTTGCATCACAACGACGACTTCGTCGGTATTTACAGGCTCCTCGTAGTCTTCATCAGCTACAACCTCTACCCGACCTTCAACTTGCTTTGCGCCCATTTGCATGGCCATCAAACCAATCTCTTCCGCTACCTCGCGAGGCTCGCCTGCTTGAAACAAAACAACTGCTCCAGAGGTCAACGCGATGCGGAGATCCTGTTCACTAACTACCTTCATTCTGACTCCTTAGAAGAAGTAAGCCCCTCCGAAGAGGGGCTTGTCTGCCTTACTGCGCAGTGTCTAGACAGATCACGCCAAAGTCTTGGACTGATCCGCTAATGTCGCTGTTGTACTTAGGCTTGCGAAGGCCGAAGATCTTACCGATTGAGATACCAGCTTGGTTCTCGTAGTCGAAAGTATCTTCAACGATATCGGGGAGACCGATATCAGCCATTGCGAGTGACTGAGCACCACAGAACAGAGCACGTGCGCCGCTTACGTCTGCGTCTGCGCCCCACTTGTAACCAGCCGCGCCAGCGTTTGAAGAAGTACCAGAGGTAGCGCCTTCAGTGCTGAATACGTGACGGAACTCGTGGATCATGACGCCATCTACCATCAAGCTCGCAGAACCTGAGAACAGAGAGTTAGATGCGCCGCGAACGCCAGCGTTACGTACGTTAGCCAAGAAGTCCGAATCGAGCTTCAGGTTGGCCATTTGCTGTGGAGTAACGAACATGTGGAAGATCTCGTCGTTACCAGCGCCTCGGATACCACGGATGTAGTTGTCCTTAGCGTATGCCTTCAGCTCAACAATGTGCTTGTAGCCAAGCTTGTCAGTAGCTGTAACAGCAGTAGTGTCGCCAGCAGCAATGCTGGTGCCTGAGATACGACGGTGACGATCGCCAGTAGGCGCAGATACGTCAGATGCGAACTCAAGGTCAACCAACTCGTGACCTGCAGATGAAGAAGTAGCGCGAAGGCCACCGTTTGTCTTGTGCGTGTACGCAACACCAGAAAGAGTTAAGAACGAGAGCTGATCCATACGGTCGGCCATTGCATAAGCAAGTGCGTCGCGAGACTGCTCACGGAAGTTAACTACAGTCTTCTGGTCAGCCATGCGGCCAGCGATACGGTTAGCGAATCGGAGCTGGTCCAACTCGATAGTGATATCGTAGGCGCGGAGTGCTTCTTCGTTGCCTTCCAGAGTGTTGTCACCGGTAATACCGTCACCAGTCATATCAGCAAGCAAGGTGATGTTCGCCTTGGTTCCTTTCTCTGACTTAGTGAGTTCAGTTACGCGCTGAACGAGAGCGTTTTGACCAGTTCCTGCGAACTGATTGACGAAAGACATGTTGCGTGCAACACGCCAGAAATCCCGTGACCAAGTCTGTAACTGGTCGCCGGAAAGCATTCCAAAGTTTGTAAGAGCCATGATGGGCCTCCATTAAATTGACAAATAAATACATGCAGCTGTGCTGCAACTATTAGCCGACTTAAAGGAGCGGCTAATCCGTTTCCTCGTATCGTGAGGCGACGAACTAGCGCTTTGTTTACGAGGCGCGACCTCGGCTTTTTTTACGCCTCTGCAGGCGAGATTCGTTTTTAACGCCTACGGGGCGATCAACTATCGTGCTGACGGACGAATGTACTTCGTATATTAGCGTCACTAATATTAAGACGCAAGCACTACTTCTTCCTGCGTCTTCCTGACGCTGTAACGGCATGCTTAATCTTAGCGGGGCCAGTCTTACGCCGGGCAGATGACGCCTTTTCTGCTTTCGTCATTTTCGCTGCGACGGCTTTTGGCCTGCACGAAGGGTAAGGGCGTTTGCTCTTCCCTTTCGCGGACTTACGGCCACAGGGTTTACCGGTCTTTACGTCGACCCAGCCCTCTTTGAACCATTTCCTAAGGGCAGCGCCCTTCTTACTTTTTCTTACGGCCACTTTTGTTACCCCAATTCTTAGCACCTACTTTTCGGCACTTGGCAACTGCACCTGACGCGTACGCCGAGGGCCAAACCTTGTAACGGGCCTTGACCTTCTTAGCGCATGCATCGCTCGCCTTCTTCTTTTTTGCTGGCATCACTTACTACTCACTGGTTGAGTCGTCATGAAGCGCAAAACCACGATACCGCTGGCCATTGCGCACCCGATCATTGCCTGAACTGCCGGATTTGCCGGTAAAAACCCGATAAACCCCTGCAATACTGAGAGAACTGCGATCGCAACGCCGTATTGCACGGTTCGTGACTTAAATGCCTGTTTTACGTGTGCCGGGATCATACTAATACCTCTTCTTTCGTCGAGTTGTGGACTTTTTCTTTGGCTTCTTTTTGCTGCTTTTGCTGCAGCTGCAAGGTTTACCGTTATGCATGCTAGTAACTCCGAGCTTTGCGTGCTGGGGCTTTGGCTTTAGACCGTTTCTTACACTTACCAGCCTTCTTACAGGCTGCTTTGGTTGTACAGGTTGCACAGGGCTTAAACATGATTAACTCCTTACCATTTCTTGCACGACCAATACCGTGCAGTTAGTTTGCTAGGTGGACTTGTGTCACATCGGTGCCGTGCCCTGAACGACTTACGTCGTCCGGGCTGACTTTTCTTGATAGTCATCTTGGCGTCGCCAAAACGAATGGTTTTTGTCTTATCACCCTGTTTTGCAACAACTACGAACTTTTTGGTCGGGTGACTCGGCGTTCGTTTCGGCTTGTTGTAGCCACTTACGCCTGCTCGCGCTAACTTCGGGTCTTTCTTGGCTGGCATTACAGGATATCTCCGCGTAATCGTCTCAGCGTTGCTTCCGGCAGTGCATTGAACTCGTCTTCCGTCATGGAAGCGATGTCTAAGGCTTTCTCTCCACGCGCAGTCGACGACTCGCCCGGCATTTCGGGTGGTTGTGACTCTGCGGCTTTAAGTTTTCGGCTAACTTCGGCTCTTTTCTTAGCAACTTCGTCTACGCGCGGCGCAGTTTCGCCGGAAAGCGATGGAGCTGCGGCTGTTTCAG